CGGCGGGCGGCGAAATCGTCACCGAATACCTGGAGGACATTGCAGCGGCAGCAGGCACCCGCAAAGCTACCCAAATCGGCCGGAAACTGGCGGATGGCAGCATGGCCGTGGCGGACGCCCTCGAGGAACTCAAGCAACTGGCCAAGCCCAAGTCGACGATGGCAGGCGTTGAAATGCATACCTTCGAGCAGCTCTTCGCCTACACGCCGAAGGATGACGCGAGCACGCTGGTAGGCGACCGCTGGCTGTGCCGTGGCGGGCAGCTCCTGCTGCTCGGTCAGTCCGGCATCGGCAAATCCAGCTACACACTCCAGCAGGCGATGACTTGGGCGCTGGGCATGCCATTTTTCGGCATGAAACCACGGCAACCGCTGAAGTGCCTGATCGTGCAGGCGGAGAACGATATGGGCGACATGGCCGAGGTGGTGCAGGGCGTGATGACCTATGTGGTAGCCGGGAGCAAGCTGGACCAACGCACCGCGCTCGAGCAACTCAAGCGCAACATTATCGTCGCACGGGTCACAGCACAGACCGGCGAGGCATTCATCGAGGTGATCCGCGAGCTGATCGCTAAGCACGGGCCATTCGACCTGGTCTACGGGGATCCGCTGCTGTCATACATCGGCGATGACATTTCGCAACAGGCTGTGGCCTCGCACTTCTTGCGCGAGCTCTGCAACCCGCTGGCATTCGAGCACAATTTCGCATGGGTATGGTCTCACCACACCGGCAAGCCGCAGAGCGATAGCAAGAGCCGAGCGCATTGGAATGCAAACGACTACGCCTACATCGGCCTCGGCTCCTCCGAACTCACCAACTGGGCTCGCGCCATTGCGGTGCTCCAGACGACCAAGCACGAAGGCATCTTCAAGGTTCTCCTGGCGAAGCGTGGCAACCGCGCTGGCGTAGTGGACGAACACGGCCACCCGACCACCGACATCATCATCAAGCACGCCGACCGTGGACTGCATTGGGAACCAGCCAAACTCCCCGAGGAGACCAAGGAAGAGGGCAAGTCGCAGGGCAAATCGGGACGCCCACCGAAGTTATCTGTTCTGCAGGAACTGGAAGTCGTCACCATGCACGCCACATGGCCAAAGAACAGCGGGAAATTCTATAGCGAGATGAAGACCAAATACGGCGTCTCTGGCGACACCATCAAGCGCATCTTAGATAAGCACACACACCCACAGAAAATAGCCGCATAGATATGTTTAATCTACCTCCGCAAAATGTCCGCAGAATCTCCGCAAAACTACAATTCTGCGGAGCATGGATGACCTCCGCAAAATTACCTCCGCAAAATCCCCCTATAAGGGGGGATTGTTTTGCGGAGGTAATTTTTCGGAGGGGTCATTTCCAACCATCGAAGTCCGCAAAATAGAATTATGCTGAATACAATTAAAGACCCCAAAATCACATGCCAAGCCTGCGGCCGAGAATGGCAGGACCATCCAGGCGTCGCTCACACCTGCCGACTCGCCACCGATTTGGCCGATTCCCTCCGCTGGGCACTCAACCATGTCGAGCCCCCAGAATACACCCGCGACATCGGTGAGCAGGAAATCTACTGGCACTCCGCCGAAGAAGCCCGCCGACTCGTCGTTCAATCCGGCATTTGCAAGCCCAAGGCATAATCAATCTTATGAAACCCAAACGCCCATCCAAACCTGAAACCCGCCACGGCATCGCAACCCGGCTTGCCGCCCGATTCCAAGTCGCCATCCAGACAGCCACCCAATGGTTCGACGCCGGTTGCCCCGTCCACTACGAGGACGCCGTTGAGTGGAAGCTACAGCGCCAAGCAGAGGCCGTGATCAAGGCAGAGCAGGGTAGAGCCCCCAGCCGCATAGAAAAAGCCCTGCAACAGGCCAAAGCGTGCGAAGAAACAGTCAACTGGGATGCCATGTCCACCCAGTTCCGCCAGATGTGCGATATCGTGGCCGACTTCTACCTCATGGGAATGACGGTCAGCACCATCGAAACCCGCCTCGGGGTCCGCTCACCAGTCATCAGTCGTATCATCGCCAATCACCCCGATACCAAAGACAAAGAAGGCCAAGTCGCCAGTGCAGCATGGAAGGATGTGCGACGCCTCGCAGTCGATGCCATGCGCGACAAGCTCAACGACAAGAACCAAGTGAGTAAAATGAAGGCAGCCGAACTCAACTTCATAGCCGGGACAGCTCAAGACAAAGTCCGCGATTCCGAAGGCGGCTCGCAGTTGACCATCAACATCGAACACAAGATCAATGGGCTGTCTTATGAGGAGTTGATCAATAGCCTTCCCAAGCAACAGGATGCCATCGAAGGCGAGTTTATCGTGACCCCCTCTGGAACCAGTAGCGATGTAGACGCCCCTTCGGCAAATAAGCCAATATGGCACAATAAAAGTGTGCCATCGAGTGTGCCAAAGCCCAAAACCAAGTCAAAATCTGACGAAATTACAGCCGATAATGTGTAAGTCGTTCAACCCCAGCAATTGCGAACTATCGCTAATTGGTGTTATCGGAAGTTATCAACCAGACAGGGGGGGCGGGGGGTCGGTCGCCGGCCACCGCAAAATTCCCCCCACTCGTCCAGCCCCCGAAATTTTTTATGAAAAAAAGCCCACAACAGCAAGAGAATAAACAGCCAGAGACACCGATTGCCGCGCCGGAGAAGGCCGTGTATGAGGCGCGAGCGAGCAAAAAGACCATGAACCCACGCCTGCTGTGGGTCCGCATCGACGGAATGGATGGGGAGGTCTTGGTCACGGTGCGGGACAATTCGTTCTACCGGAGCAACGAGCGATTGAAGGTCGAGCGGGTGGGGGATGGCTGGGTTGACACGCAACCGAAGACGAACGGGTTACTTCGTGGAGGGCAGGAATGAGATGCCCGGAGTGCGAAACGGAGACGGAGGTGGTGGACAGACTGCGAGGGCTTGGAAACGCCATCGTCCCGCAAGTCGCTGCCGAAATCCTCCGATGCATGATGCGCGTCGATTCTTTGCACAACGCCCGTATGAAGGCGCTTAATTCTTACAAAAAACTGAAATCCAAATGAGCGCATTCATCCAAACCCCGCATCCGTTGCTGCCTTTTGTGAGTCCGCAACAGTTGGTCACCGATTTTGAATCCGGTCGGGCGTTGCTGGTCGAGCGCGAGAAACGCATCCAACTCGAGAAGGAAGACCCTATTCGCTACGGCTACGAACCGGAACACTGGCAGAAGGCCGAGAAGCTGGCCAAAAAATACCGCGACCTGCTGGTTTTGGGCGGGAACCGCTCTGGAAAGAGCACATGGGCGGGCAAAATGGTGGTTCGCACGCTGTTGGAGCGCCCTAATGCTCGAGTGTGGTGTTTTCAGACAACGAATGACAACAGCATCAGCATGCAGCAGCCGATTGTCTGGAATTTCATGCCTCGGGAGCTGCGAACGGCGAAGCGAAACAAGGTCACAAACATCAGCTACACGCAAAAAAACGGATTTTCGGAAAATACGGCGGTCCTGCCGAACAAATCGCAGGTTTGGTTCCGAAATTACGCCCAGGACATCACCACGATCGAAGGCGGAGAGATCGATTTAGCCTGGTGCGACGAATTAGTGCCCCTCGACTGGCTGGAAACCATCCGATTCCGCCTCCTCGACCGGAATGGCATCCTGCTCGTCACATTTACGCCCATCGAAGGCTACTCGCCCACGGTCAAAAACTATCTCCAGGGCGCCAAGGACATCGAGGATAGCGATGCCGAGCTGCTACCGAGGCGGAGCGGCAAGGGATTTGAAAAAGTCCCCGTGGTGCAGGAATGCGTGACCCGCAATGCCGGCATCATCTATTTCCAAACCAAAAACAACCCGTGGGCAGGGTATGAGCGCATGAAAATTGAGCTCGCCAAGCAACCGCGAGAAAAAATCCTGTGCCGCGCCTACGGAGTCCCCATCAAAGCGACCGCCACCCGATTTCCCCGCTTCCGCGAGTCGGTGCATGTCGTCAAGGAAGTGCCGAAGGACGGCACGAACTACCTCTTCTGCGATCCCGCCGGCGGGAAAAATTGGTTTATGATCTGGGTTCGCATTGATGGGGCCGACCGGGCGTGGGTCTACCGCGAGTGGCCGCAGACCGATACATACATTGAGGGAGTTGGCTATCCCGAGGCGTGGTCGATCTCCAGCGGCAAGAAGGCGGACGGCGAGGCCGGAGACGGCCAGAAATCCTTCGGCTTCGGCCTGCTCGCCTACAAGCGCGAGATCGAGCGGCTCGAGGCGCTCGACGGCATCGAGGTCTTCGAACGCTGGATCGACAGCCGCTATGCGAACACCACCGTGGCCGGCACCCGCGAGCAATCCACCACGCTCCTTGAGGAGCTGGAAGACGCCGGCATGAGTTTCCGTTCATGCCCGGGCGAGAACATCGAAGAGGGGGTCGGCCTCATCAACGACGCGATATTTTATGACGAAGAAGCACCCATCGACCACCTCAACGCGCCTCGGCTCTACATATCCGAGCGCTGCACCAACACCATCTGGGCCCTCAAAGAGTGGACCGGACAGGACGGCCAGAAAGGAGCCAGCAAAGACCCCATCGACTGCCTCCGATACCTTCTTACCTCTGGGGTCGGCAATGTGGAAGGAGGGCGCCTCAATGTCACCGGCGGCGGCAGTTATTAAAAAAATCCTGCGCAAGCGCGATGTCATGGACCTCCTCGGCATCAGCGAGCGCACTTACAAGACCTACCTCGATGTCGGTCTGCTGCACCCTGTCCCATCGCCTAAAAGCAAACGCCACACATTCAGTCTGTCTGCAATCATCAAGAAATTCCAACTCACACCCGACACCTTATGACCCTATTCAAAAAAGCCCCGATTCGCTACATGCAGCCTGACCGTCTCGACGACGACGACATCGCTACCGCGCTGTGCATGCCAGGCACAAAGCCGCTCGTTGTGCAGGCGCTCCTGCAAAAGCTCGACGACCATATTGAGGACGCAGTCGAGCTCGTCCGCAATGTCCAGTGCGTTCAGAACCCCGGCACCGCAGCCCACTGCGCCGGCGGGCTTGATGCGTTGGCGAATCTCCGCGCCGACCTGCTCCAGAGCATCGATGAGGCGAGCAAGGTTGGTTGAAAAAACGACCCTGTTTTTTCAACATCCCTCGATGCGTTTTGTCAGAAAAATGTAGTCTTTTTTCCAACACATAGATCAAGCCAACGCGCCCGACGTCGAAATCATCCTGCAAAAAAACCGAAACGGGGAACGGCACGTCTACGCACCTGTGCTCATGCAAGGCGGCATCAGCCGCTTTGTCGATCGGTCGGTGAAATGAAAGAAAATAAAAATGTG